AATAAACCAACTGAAATGTCGGAATATCGTTCTATTAGATTCTTTAAGTTTGAAGATAAGATGGCACTTCCCTATGAGGAATATGGAAATAGAATTTCCTTTCACTATGATGACGCAATAGGCTGGGAAGACGATGAACACTTCTTGGTATCTGTTATTGAAGATAGGCGGAAAGACGACCTCAAAAGAGTGAAGGATTTGCCTAAGAAAGAACGAATGAAGTGCCTAGAAGACAATAACTTTGGCAGAAGGAACATTGTCTATCGTGTGCCTATTTTAGGCGGTGAAGAAGATATAAAAGAAGTATATTCTGAGTGGTTACCTACTTGACTTAAACTTCTGATGTGTTATAATTAACCTATGGCAAAGAGAACAACAAAGTATATGATTGAAGAGCCACTCTTTAATCCAAAATCCCCAGATGCAAGTTGGGAATTTTTCTCGTGTGTGAACAGATACCGAACCTCTATTCATCCCAGTATATCCAAAGAGAAGAAGTGGGTGTCTGATTATATGAAGTGGAAAAAGTTTTCAAAGGAAGACATCGACTTTGCTCAAAGAGGCGGCACTTTCCATTTTGAAATGGTAGCACCCGCTTGTCGAATATGCACACAGGCAGATTGTGACGCACCCAAAGACTGGGAAGAAACAATCAATAATCATATTAAGTTATTGATTCGTGGTGGGAAGAAAAAGAAGATACAACGAGACGAACGAGAAGAGAACAAACCTGAAAAGGTAGTGGTTTCAATTCAAGAACGAATCGAAAATCAGGTTGATGAATATATGGAGTCCTTGAATATTGAGACAGACAAGTTTCTTCTTGATATAAAGAACAAACCTACCTTTGATATTGCTAACTGGCTCAAGAACCACGAAATCAAATCTATTCAATCTGCTATGATTGCAGAACGGTTCGAAGATACCCTTCAGGAACTCAAGGACACTTACGACAAGAAGTGTGAGCAACTTATGGAGGGCTATGATTTTCTTACTCGACCACAACTCAAGAAGTATAGAGATATGATTCAAGAAATTGTAGATATATGCAATCAACATTCTAAACTTTCAAAGGCGGTTAGAAAACCAAGAAGAAAGAAAAGTCAAACGCCTGGTAAGATAATCAAAAAGTTACAGTACTGCGAGAAGTCTGATGAGTATGGTATATCTTCAGTAGACCCAAGAAAGATTGTGGGTGCGAATAAGGTAGTCGTGTTTAACACCAAGTATAAGAAACTGGTAATTTTTGAAGCATCCCCTCTTGTCGATGGTCTTTCTGTGAAGGGAACAACTATTGTCGGATTTGATGAAAAGAAGTCCAAAGAAAGAACTGTACGAAAACCAAAAGAAATCGTAAAGGATTGCGCCGACTCTGGTATTCGTGTCATAAATAATAGGTACAATTCGCTCACGACGAAAGAATCTGTACCGACAGGTAGAATAAACAAAAACTGCGTAATAATACAGGCAATAAAATGATACTTATTGATATGAGTCAAGTGATACTAGGAAATGTTTTTGGGTATACCAGAGACATTTCAAAAGTCGATGAAAATGTTGTTCGTCATATGACCCTCAACTCTCTGCGAATGTACAAGAACAAGTTTGAAAAGAAGTATGGAGATATGGTTCTTGTTTTTGATTCTGGTGATTATTGGCGTAAAGAAGAATTCCCTCATTACAAGGGAACACGAAAACTAAAACAAAATGAAGACAGAGACCTCTGGGCTAATCTTTGGAATATTGTCGGTACGATTCGTGAGGAACTAGAGGACAATTTCCCCTACAAAGTAATGAGAGTTGGTCGTGCAGAAGCCGACGATATTATTGCATATCTCACGAAGAAACATTACAAAAGAGAAGGCGTAATGATTATCTCTTCGGACAAAGACTTCCAACAACTTCAGCGTTATGAAGGGGTGAAGCAATACAGTCCAAAGAAGAAGGGTACTATGATTTGTGCCAATCCAAAAGAATTTTTGATTGAACATATTATTCGGGGCGATTCTTCGGACGGTATTCCAAATATTCTTTCTGACGATGATACTCTGATGAATGAAGACAAAAGACAAAGACCAATCACTAAGAGTGTAATCAAGTCCGTGACAGAAGACTTGGCTTTCGGTGAATTGCCAAAGGGTTACGAAGACAACTGGAGGAGAAATCAAACGCTGGTTGACTTGGATAGAATTCCCGACTGGATTAACACCAAAATTGAAATAGCGTGGAACAAGCCTATCGTGGGTAAGAGAAACCGACTTTTCAATTATTTTATTAAACACAAATTAAAGAATCTTATGGAGTCAATACAAGAATTCTGATGTCCAATAATAATAAAAAGAAAAATCAGTCCCAAGAACAACCAAGGGACGACGTTTCTGACCTCGACAAGGCTTTCCGAAAGGGAAAACAGGGAAACAAAAGAAGAGAAGAAAAAAGATACATTCGTGACGTAAAGGAAGGTGAATACGGTGGGGAATTCATCGACAATTTTGAAAAGTGGTAGTTGACACCATACTTTAGTGTGGTATAATGAACATTATGGAGATTATAATATGACAACAATGACAAAAATGAAGATGTCCAACAAGACATTGAATCTACTGAAGAACTATTCTTCAATCAACTCAAACATTCTGGTTAAGCCAGGAAATGAACTTACAACTATCTCGCCAGTCAAGAATGTGATGTCTGTGTCGAACGTAGAGGAAGCATTTGATATTGAGTTTGGTATTTGGGACTTAAATAAGTTTCTTGGTGTAGTTTCTCTCTTCGACAAACCTGAGTTTGCTTTCGACGAGAAGTCGGTTACCATTTCTGGTAACGGTGCTTCAGTAGAGTATTACTACAGTGAGCCTTCTTTGCTCTCTGTTCCTACTAAGCAGATTACAATGCCATCCCCAGAGGTTTCGTTCAATCTGAAACAGAAGCACTTTGCAGAAATTCAAAAAGCATCATCTGTACTTCAGGTTTCCGACCTAGCAGTACGCACAAACGGCGACAAACTAGAACTCGCAGTGTTGGACAAAAATGATGTTACTAGTAACTGCTACACCATTGACCTTGGTGTCGCGTCAGACGAAGATTTCTGTTTCTACTTCAAGGTAGAAAATCTCAAGATGATTGAGGGTGATTATAAAGTGGAAATTAGTAAGCAGAACATCAGTCAGTTTATTGGTACTGATGTTATGTACTGGATTGCTCTAGAAACGGATTCGAAGTATAACGGATGACACAAGATACCCTTGTAAAAAACTATCTGTGGGTGGAGAAGTATCGCCCACAGAACATCGATGATTGCATTCTTCCAGATACCATCAAGACAACTTTTATACAGATGGTGGAATCTGGTGAGGCACAAAATCTTCTCCTGTCGGGAGGTGCAGGTTGTGGCAAAACCACAATTGCAAAGGCACTTTGTAATGAGTTGGACTCTGATTATATTATGATAAACTGTTCGGAAGATGGAAACATCGACACACTCCGAACTAAGATTCGAAGTTTTGCTAGTTCAATTTCAATCTCTGGTGGCAAAAAGATTGTCATTCTTGACGAATTTGATTATGCAAACGCACAGAGTATGCAACCTGCACTTCGTGGTTTCATTGAAGAGTTCTCGAATAACTGTAGGTTTATTTTAACCTGCAACTTCAAGAATCGCATCATCGAACCGATTCATTCTCGATGTACTTGTATAGAGTTTAGAATTCCAAACAAGTCTAAGCCAAAACTTGCATCTGCATTTCTTGATAGATGTAAAGTTGTTCTGGATAACGAAGGTATCGGTTATGATGATAAGGTTCTTGTCGAATTAATTCTCAAGCACTTTCCAGACTTCCGCCGTGTACTGAATGAGTTACAACGATATTCTATTGCAGGAACAATCGACACGGGTATTCTTACACAGATTGGTGAAGTCTGTACTAAAGATTTGATTGTTTCTATGAGAGACAAGAACTTCACTGAAGTTCGTAAGTGGGTAGTCCAGAATCTAGACAATGATACGACTCGTCTGTTTCGAAATTTGTATGATGGTTTCTATGATTACTTAAAGCCTCAGTCTATTCCGACTGCGATTTTGATTCTTGCAGAATATCAATACAAGGATGCTTTCGTAGCAGACAATGAAATTAATACAACGGCTTGTCTCGTACAACTAATGATGGAGTGTGAATTTAAATGAGCGGATTTAGACCAAGCAGAGGAAAGATTGCAGTAAGACATATTGGACAGGACTGCGAATCCCAAACAGGCGGAATTATCTATACCAAGAAGGAACACGCAATGTTCGGAAAGGCTGAAGTTCTTTCTATCGGACATCCCGAAATTGTAGATGGAAAAGAAGTTCAAATAGACTTTGCAGTTGGTGACTATGTGATGTATAATAAGCAAGAAGGATGGGGAGAGTACTCTGGTATTCGTCTGTTAATCCCGTCACAAATTGTTGCAATCGTTGATGAAGATACGGAGATAGGATGAAATTAGGTGATTATCTAACTTCGATAAATTACTCGAAGGAAAACCTACTAGACACCGAAGATGAAATGGTGGAGAAAAAGTATACTCCCTTTATCGTCAATCGGTGTCTGTCCTATTTTCCTGATACTATTATGCAGGTGAATGAGATGAATTTCTGGTGCGGTGTAGATAAGAAGATGCACTATGATTTTCTTTTAAATTCTACTAGAAAACGAAAGAGATTCAGTAAATGGCTTAAAGACGAGAAACCAGATGACTTTGAAACTATCAAAGATTACTTTGGTTATTCTGATAGAAAGACCAAAGAAATAATGGCACTTATTAGTCCTGAAGATATTGTAAATATGAGAAAGGAGATGTTTACGGGCGGCAAAAAGTGAAAATATATAAATACTTCCGTGTTATTATTAACTTAAATAATGGAGAAATAATATGGAAGAAAGATATATTGACATATCAGTGGATGACTTACTTGAAGTCACACTTGCAAAAGATGATGATTTTTTAAAGGTTAAGGAAACCCTTACTCGAATTGGCGTTTCCTCCCGAAAAGAAAACAAACTATACCAATCTTGTCACATCTTACACAAAAGAGGCAAGTATTACATAGTACACTTTAAAGAACTTTTTGCTCTTGATGGACTACCAACGAACCTATCTGATGAAGACCTTGGTAGAAGAAATACCATAACAAACCTATTAGAAGAATGGGAATTGTTGAGTATAGTAGAGTCAGAGCAATCAAAAGAACCTCTTACCCCGATTAACAAAATTAAAATTCTACCCTATAAAGAAAAAGGTGATTGGGAATTGTGTCCTAAATATCATATAGGAAAGAAGAAATAATTATGAAAGATTTATATTATGATACCAAAAATTATTCACCAAATCTGGATTGGTGACCAGAGTAAACGCCCAATCGAAATGATGCAAACCTGGCAGGATATGAATCCTGACTGGGAATATATGCTTTGGACAGATGACAATCTTCCAGAGATATCAAACCGAATACAATTCGATGCAATGAAAGAACTCGCCGGCAAAGCAGATATACTTCGGTATGAACTGCTTCATAATTACGGCGGGTTTTTTATGGATGCAGATTCAATCTGTACCAAGACACTCGACGACTTTTTCGTGGACAATGATTCATTTTGTTGTTGGGAAAATGAATATATTCGAACAGGATTGATGTGTAATGGGTATCTTGCCGCGTGTAAAAATAATGAATTGATGGGACATATCATAGGAAGAATTTCAATGATTCCCCCAGACGTTTTGCATAACGCACCACTCCTAACCGCTTGGCAAATTACTGGACCTGGTCTATTAACAGACACCGTAAAGAAAACAGAATACAATAAACTAAGAATCTATCCTAGTCACTATTTTCTCCCCAAACACTATAGTGGTATGGAAACTCATTTTAAGAATGAATCAATTTACTCCGAACAGTATTGGGGAAGTACACATACCCTAGAAGGAAAAAAGGGAATGACTTATGGCGAAGGTTGATGTTATACTAAATTGTTTCCGAAGGACTAGATGGCTTTCTGAACAGATTGAAGCAGTGAAGTCTCAATCTATAGAAGTGAATAATATATTCGCTTGGAGAAATGAAAGCGAACAAGAAGTACCAGAAGAGATTCAAAAAGAATTAATCTTTGCAAACTGCAATCAGAATCTTGGAGTCTGGTCTAGGTTCGCCTATGCTTTAAACTCAACAGCAGATTATGTTTGTGTTTTAGATGATGATACAATCCCAGGTCCTTTATGGATAGAAAACTGCATAAAGACTATGGACACACATCCAGGCTTGATGGGTACTGTTGGGGTTCTGTTCGGCGATAAACATTACTCTTGGCAGAAACTTCGTCGGGTTGGATGGTGCGAACCAAACGAGGAAACTACACAGGTAGATATTGTAGGACACTCTTGGGTATTTCCCAGAGAACTCTTATCAGTATTGTTTCGAGAACTCCGCCACACAGACATACCTCCCATCGTAGGAGAAGACATTCACTTCTCTCATATGATTCAAAAGTACACAGACTTTGGAACCTATGTTCCTCCCCACCCCAAAGACAATAAAGAACTATGGGGAAGCACAAAGGGTGCAGAATATGGTCATAGTCAAGAAGGAATTTCAATGACACAATTTAAATCCTCCGATGGACAACCATTCACTGGTGGTCAATTGATGGGAGTGTGTCTTTCCAGAGCGGTTGATGATGGCTTCAAACTATTGGAGGCGTGATGAAAGATTTTAAAGAAGAGTTCCAGAAGTATATCTCTAAGTTAAAAAATCACGAACCATTTGCTTTCAGTAGATGGGCGGATGGAGAGTTGTGGATTCTTGAGAACAAATCTTATTCGTTGAGTCCCACTTCTCACGGATATACAAACCCCGAAGACCAAAAAAACTTTAATGCCGAATTGCATAAGTTCCATCACGATAAGTTATGGAATGCTTTTCGATATAAAGCCGACAACTATCATATCGGAATTACTACAAACTCTGATGCAGGAATTGTTGGATATAGTCCTAGAGATTGGATGATTGATAATGGTGGTTCAAACATAGAAAATATTACATTTGCCAATCTCTTTATTAATTCAAACTATCAAGATTTCAGAATGGAAGCCTTACCCATAATGGAAGAATATGAAACTATTATAATGTGTAACGAACGAGCAAAGTTAGATGATTTTGATAATATCATACAGGATTTCAGAGTTGGTTCTAATTGCATTATAAATGATGATGATAAGATTGACGCAATTGTCAATTACACTAAAGAAACAAAACCAGAAGGCAAGTTGTTTTTGTTTTGTGCCAGTAGTTTGGGTAATATCTGTATTCATAAGTTACACGAAATTGCACCCAACAACACATATCTTGATTTGGGTTCTGCTCTAAACCCCGACTTATATCTTGGTATAGACAGAGGATATTTGTCTGCTTGGGCAGGAGTAAAACAAAGGGGTATGTGGGATATGTCCGAGTATCTTGAAAGGAATGAAGAATGGTAGAAATTGTAGACAACAATGTCAAATATTATGAATTTACTAGATTACTTAGAAGTGACCAAAGGGTTCAGGATGGATTCATTGAGAATGTAAATATCACCGAAGAACAACAAGATAAATATATGCAGAAGCATATTGACAATTATATCATTGCACTGTATAATGGAGAACCTGCGGGATATGCAGGTTCGATTGATGATGATATCCGTGTGTGCGTACATCCAGACTTCCACAAAAAAGGAATAGGAAAGGCACTCATACAAGAATTGATGATTCGTTTTCCTAATTCTTTTGCTAAAGTAAAGATTGAAAACGAAGCAAGTAGAGCGTTGTTTGAAAGTTGTGGATTTAAATTAAAGTATTGGTTAATGGAAAAATGAAATACAATCCCTTTAAGATAGTTGAGATGTTTGAAGAAACAATGGCAGACTACACAGGAGCGCCATATGCTGTTGCGGTTGACTCTTGTACAAACGCTCTTTTTCTTTGTTGTAAATATTTTGGAGTGGACGAAGTTACTATCCCCGCAAAAACTTATCTTTCTGTTCCACAATCTATAATTCACTCTGGCGGTAGTGTAAAATTCAAAGACTACGATTGGAGTGGAATCTATCAATTAGAACCTTATCCAATTTGGGACTCTGCAAAAAGACTTACATCTAAAATGTATAAAGAAGGAACTTTTATGTGTCTATCCTTCCATATTAAAAAGACTCTTCAACTTGGTAAGGGTGGAATGATTCTTACCGACAACAAAGAAGCCGTAGAATGGTTCAAACAGGCAAGGTACGAAGGCAGACACGAAGTAAACTACAAAGATGACGATATAACAATGTTGGGGTGGAATATGTATATGACTCCCCAACAGGCATCTCACGGACTTGCTCTTATGCAAAACTATCCAGAAATTGTGACAGACTTAGGCGAAAATGGTGGGTATAGAGATTTGCGTGAATTTACTATTTTTAAAGAGAATAAATAATGAAAAGATATAATATAATAAACCACTTTATAAAGAAAAATAATTATACTTCTTATCTAGAGATAGGGTATGGAAGTGGTCATAATTATACTCATATTGATATACCAAATAAAATTGGCGTTGACCCAAATCCAAATGAAAATGCCCCCATAACATCAACATCAGATGATTTTTTCTCGAAAAATATAGAATATTTTGATATTATCTTTATTGATGGAATGCATAGAAGAAAATATGTTGAAAATGATATAAACAATTCATTAAACTTTCTAAAAGAAAATGGTACTATTGTAATGCACGATTGTAATCCTCCCACATTTGAATATCAAACTGAAGAACACACACCTTCTGTACCTGGCTGGTGTGGTGATACATGGAAAGCATTCGTAGATTTTAGAAGCAGAGAAGATTTGTTTATGTACACAGTAGACACCGATTGGGGGTGTGGGGTTATCAAAAGAGGAAAACAAAATCCGATTTTAATAGAAGAAGAAGATTTAAATTATGAAAATTTAAATTCAAACAGAAAAGAATGGCTTAATTTAATAACAGTGGAAGAATTTATTTCCAAAGACATAGAAGGAGTTTTAAAATGATTACAACTAAACCACAACTTTATTGTGATACCCCCCAAATAATTTCATATGATACTGATAATTTTCCTTTTAGAGAAACTGTGGCAGAAATGCTTGAAGTATCTCCAGAAGATTTGGTTCGCTTGCACGAATTTCACACACACGAACTACAACAATTAGGTTCTGACCAACATACTGTTTGGCATAAAAGATATTATGAAAAGCAGGAAAAAATGATGATGCCTCTTGTTGCTAAGTTTTCAAAATATATGGCAGAATATTTTGAAAAGGATGCTTTGGTATATCAAGTAAAGCCAACATTTAGAATTCACGAAGTTGGAAATCTTGGTGTTGGTGCTTGGCATAGAGATAGAGATTATAATCACGACAGCAATGAAGTAAACTTATGGATTCCTTTTACACCAACATATGATACTAATACTATATGGACAGAAAGCGAAGAAGGAAAAGAAGATTTTAAACCAATGAACATTTCATATGGTCAAGTTCTTGTTTTCGATGGAGCAAACCTTCTTCACGGAAACCATACAAATGAAACACCAACAACTAGAGTTTCATTTGATATGAGAGTTGTTGATGAAAGTAGATTTAACCCTACAGGAAAAAATACCGTAAACAAACAAAAGAAGTTTGAACTTGGTTCTTATTTCGAAAGTACAAGAAGCGAGAAAGAATAAATGTCAATATATGTAATTTCTGTTCACTCAGGTCACGAGGACCTAGACGGAATAAAATTTTTGGAATTGCAACTTTCTGGTTTTAATAAAAATACCAGTAGTTCTTGTGAATTTTATCTTGGAGTATGTGGTGATGATTATAAAAAATGTAAAGAAGCATATAGTAATCAACCAAACATTACTTTTGTTGATTTGACAAAAGCAGATGAAGATTATAATCTCAGTAAAGAACACTGGCTTAGATTAAATGTCATTTATGACCATTTAGAAAAAAATGTAGAATTCGATGATGATGATATTATTGTGTTTGCGGATTCTGATGCTTGGCCAATAAAGCAATGGGAAGAAACTATTAATTCTCTATTAAAAGAAACTGAAGCAGTAGCAATAGAAAGAAGAGAAAATCCTGAACCCCTACTGACCGACAGGGCAAAACCATATCCCCATCCATCCTTTTTTGCAATTAAGGCAAATTTTTGGAAAAAGCATTACAGAAAAGGACTTGAATGGGACTTGGGTCCAAAAGAAGACCAATTTAAAACTTTGGGACCTACTATTAAGATTTGGTTAGAAGACAATGGTTATTCTTATACTCCTCTTTTAAGAACAAATTGCATTGATATACACCCTTTATATTATGGTGTATATGGTAATATGATATACCACCACGGAGCAGGAACTAGACCAAAATATGACTCTGCTGATATTTGGTTAAGAAAAGGATTGAATCCAGGCATAGACCTTGATTTAAGATATCCATTGATATTAGATTTCAATCAACAAATATCCGATATGGTATTAGAAGAAATAAAACAAAATGATTTATTCATAAATGTATATTTGTTAGGTATGTTATGAGTGATATAGCATTAGTTGTAAATACAGTTTTCAAGAACTCTGATGTTTGGGAGATGTTCTTTTCTCAGTTGGAAAAGCACACACCAAAGGATTTTTTCAAGTCAAAGTATTTGTTTACCGATGAGACAAATGACAATGTACCCGAAGATTTCAATGTCGTTATTTATGACGGAAGCAAACTATACAGAGAACAATTTCTCACTGGTATTAAAGAGGTTGAGGAAGATTATTGCATTTACATATCGGAAGACTATGTTCTGTATGGTGACATAGAAGAAGATTTGTTGCGAAAATATAAAGATGTGATGGAGAAGGATGGGATTTCATTTATCAAACTATTCAAGGGTTCGGTAATCGAAACCCCCATAGTTCCATACAAAGATACTGATGATTTATATTTACTCAATAAAGAATTGCCATACTACTACAGTCAAAGTGCAACTTTATGGAAAACTAAAGACCTAGAATTGATTCACGAAAAAGGACCTAACCTACACATAGCAAACACAGATTGGCAAAATTCATTTGAATGGAATGCAAATGATGTGTGTATTGAACTAGGTTTAGAGGGATTATTTGTTTTCAGAAGAGAAGCAAGAAGAGGAATGTATCATTATGACTCTTCCGTATTTCCACACATTGCAACAGCATTAGTTAAGGGACTATGGAACACTAGAGAGTATAAAGAAATGTCACCACTTCTACAAGAATATAATATTGACTCGTCAATAAGAGGAGAATACTGATGCGTATTGAAGAAATCTTGACAGCAGAAATTCCAGACACAAACGCATTTCATTTCAAAATGAGTAAAGACTCGACTGACGATGGTAAGACTATCTTGTCGTACGGGTACAATGCATCGTTCAATCCATTTATTAAAGAAATTAGTACTCCGTATGGGAGGAAGGTATTCTTCAATAATTGGGCGCCCTGTGAATTTGCACAATCGACAGACCATTTCGGAAGAACCCCGATGAATTACGACGATGGGTTCACAGAAGTTTATTCTATATGTCCTTACTCCAATAAGTGGCTAAACACTATGGGATTCGATAGAAAGTATAGAGATATATTCTATCCGTTTAACGCTAATCTAATTCCAGAACACACAGAAAAAGAGTACGATGTAATTTACCACGGGGGCATCCACGGACAAGAACATTTAGATTGTCTTGATGTTATACAGAAATTTAACTATCGTTATTGTTCTATGAGTCACGGTATCAATCCACTCACTGTAGAGTCTATGAAATACGCCACCAATAAAGACCTTTCGTTCAACGACAAGATTGCACTGGTAGAGAAATGTAAGATTTCTGTTTGCTACAATATAGCACATATCAGACCAGAACATATTCCCAACATAAAGTCTTGGGAAAGGTGGAATGAAAATGAAGCATTCTCTGAAGTAGATGGTATGAATATTATGCCACAATTTAAAACAAGAATGCACGAAGCCGCAATTTCGAAAACCTTAAACTTGGTACAGAAAGATAAGTGGAATATTGCCGAGAAGTACTACGAGCCAGATACGGAGTTTATCTACTTCACAGACAAACAAGACCTAGAAGACAAGATTAAAGAAATAACTTCGAACTGGGAAGACTATATTCCAATGGTAGAAAAAGCATATAATAAATCTTTATTGTATACAACAGACAAGTTTTTAGGTATAATAGAGAAAAATGAGGAATGGAACCAATGCAAAAATGCAGAGGCTGTAACAGCACAAACTTAAAACTAATACTAGACTTGGGCGAACAGCCTTGGTGTAATGATTTTCTAAGCGAAGAACAGGTAGGGAAGGAAAATTTCTATCCCTTGCGTTTGTGTAGTTGTTCTGATTGCGAACTACTACAGTTAGACCACACTGTTCCAAAGGAAACTATGTTTCAAGACCACCAGTACTTGTCTGGTATGACTAAAACTCTTATCAATCACTTCTACGAAGTAGCAGAAGAAAATACAGAACAGTTCGATATCCAACAGGACGATTTGATTGTTGATATTGGAGGAAACGATGGTTCGCAACTACAACAGTACCAAAAACTTGGATGTGATAATGTTCTCAATATAGAATCTGCAATTAGAGTATCTGATATCGCAAGAAAAAATGGTGTCCCCACTCTTACAGAATTCTTCGATGAAGATACTGTAGATAGTCAGTTAGGCGAAAAGACTGTCAAACTCTATAACGCATCGGGTGTCTTCTTTCATCTAGAAGAACTACACAGTGTAATCCGAGGTATCAAGAAAAGTCTAAGAGATGACGGTGTATTGATTGTTCAGTTTATGTACGCAGGAGCAATGATTGAAGGTAAGAACTTCGATACCATTTATCACGAACATCTTTGTTATTATACCATCAAGAGTTTATCAAATCTTCTAAAGCCTTATGGACTCGAAATATTTGACGGATATTATTCAGACATTCATAGCGGTTCAATCATCGCAAAGATTTGTCACTCCGATAGTCCACTGAACGAAAAGACTGAACGATTTATAGAACTAGAAAAGAAAGATGAAAAGTATACAATTGATGCATTTGTTTCGTTTGCAAAGGAAGTAGAAGAAAGTAAAGAGAACCTAAAGAACTTTCTATTGGATTTAAAGGAGCAGGAAAAAACAATTTATGTCTATGGTGCGCCAGCAAAAGGCAATACATTACTAAATTATTTTGGAATTGACAAATCCATCGTAGATAAGTCAGTAGAAATTAATGAAATGAAAATTGGCAATTATCTTCCACAATCACACATTCCAATTTGTAAAGAAGAGAAGACAGACCTTCCAGATTATTATCTTCTTCTATCTCACAATTTTGCTGATGAAATTATCAAAAAGAATCAAGACATCATTGAGCAGGGAGTTAATTTCATCATTCCATTCCCTAAAATAAAAGTTGTGTCTTCAAATAAAGGAGCGATGTCGTTATGAAATATTTAATACTTGGTGCAGGTTATCTTGGAAAACAATTCAATAATTTTCTAGACGATAGTATTCTTTCTGATAAAAGAATAAACAGTAAAGAAGATATAGTTTCTGAAATAGAAAAATATAATCCCGAAATCGTAATAAACTGCATAGGGAAAACTGGTATTCCTAATGTTGATTGGTGTGAAGAACACAAAGAAATAACAACATTTTCAAATGTAGAATTGCCATACCTAATGGCTATTTCTTGTCAAGAATTAGACAAGAGGTTGGTTCATATCGGAAGCGGGTGCATATATGAGGGTAATGATAATTTCACAGAATTGGATGAACCAAATTTCAGAGGAAGTCATTATAGCAAAACAAAAATTCTGTCAGAAAAAATATTAAACAATTATCCTGTTCTTATTCTTAGAATTCGTATGCCATTAGATGGTTCTCCAGAACCCCAAAACCTTTTAACAAAAATATTGAGTTATCCTAC